CCGTCAACTTTCAGGGACACGAAATCTTCCTGCTGACCGAGGGCGAGGACGCCAACTACATCACCGCTGAGCCTGGCACCTCTGGCGTCGGCATCCTGCTGGAGTACCTGTTCTACTGCATCGTCCAGAGCACCCAGATACCCGAGTTCGTGCTGGGCACGGCGGTGGCGTCGAGCAGGGCGAGCGTGGACACCCAGATGGGGCCGTTCGTCAAGACCATAGAGCGCAAGCGCATGATGACGACCGACCCGTACGTCGAGACGCACGAGATGTTCCTGGCGATGGCCTCTAAGGCGCCTGGCTTCGACATGCCCGCGCTGCTGACCTACGAGGTCGAGCCGACCTGGCCCGAGATCGCGGCCAAGGACGAGCAGGCGGTGGCGCAGACGATCCTGACGCTGATGCAGGCGTTTCAGGTGGGCACCACGTCGGGGCTGGTCAGCCTGGAGACGGCCAACGAGTTCCTCAAGGACTTCGTGCCGACCATCCTGCCGTGGCTGGACTCCGAGGGCACCGAGAACGAACGGCGGCGCATCGTGGACGGCCTGGCGTGGCTGGAGCGCGTGCAGAGCGGCGGGCTGCCGACGCCCGAGGAGCTTCAGGCGCAGCAGGACGCGCAGCAGGGGCTGCCGCCAGATCAGGGTCAGAGCAATCCGTTCGCGGCCTGATTCGTGCCTGGGAGGTGGGTCTACATGGAACAAAGACGCGTCATCTACACCGCGCCCTACGGGGGAACGGTGGGGCTGGTCATCGCCGCGCTGGTGCTGGTCGCGGCCGTCGTGCTGTGGCTGACCAACCAGATGGACCCCAAGCTGTGCGCCTTCTTCGGCGCGCTCGCGCTCGCCCGCCTGCTGTGAGGTGAGCACCTGGGCGGCACGCTTCGCTCGCTTCTCGACGGCGTGCGGTGTCTGGACGGGGCACCCGCTGGCGTTCATCGCCTCGCTGGTGCTGGTGCTGGTGTGGGCCATCAGCGGCCCGCTGTTCGGCTTCAGTGACACCTGGCAACTGGTCATCAACACCTTCACCACGGTGGTCACCTACCTGCTGGTGTTCGTCATCCAGAACTCGCAGAACCGCTCTGACAAGGCGACCCAACTCAAGCTGGACGAACTGATCGTCAAGCTGGAGGCCGCCGACAACCGCTTCGCGGGCATCGAGCAGCGCACCGAGGCCGAGCTTGACAGGCTGGGTCGCCAGATGCAGCGCGAGGCGTCTGACACGGGCTAGACCAGGCGACCGCGCTCTGGGAGGGAGTGCGGGTGTTGGGGTGGCTCGCAGGGCCGCCTGGCCGCTGCCAACGTAACACGCCTGGTGACGCCCGGGCCGCCAGGTCGCGTGTCCTGACGGCCCACCTGGGCAGCGCAACGACTCACCGAATGCGTGGGTGTCAGCACGCCACGAGGTCCAGCAGCAGAGTCCCCCGTGGGCTACGCCGCAGCGCCACGCTGAGCATACACTGGCGCGGTGGCCATCACCTGCTACGACGAGGTCAAGCCTGGCCAGGTCACGCTGACCGAGTTCCTCAACAACCAGCCTGCGCCAGGCCCGCTCAACGACACCGAGAGCTACTACACGGGGCAGCAGCGCGCCTGGCTGGCGAGGTGGCTACGTGAGAGCGCCGACAAGCTGCTGCTGAACAACTGGACGCTGCGGCTGTGGCACGAGCCGCCCGCCGACGACGCCCACGCCTCAGTCTTCGCCACCACGGGCCGTGTGTACGCCGCGTTCCGCTTCGACAACGCCATCTTCGAGGTGTCGCCCGAGGATGCGCGCAACCATCTGGCGCACGAGCTTTGCCACGTGCTGTTCGAGGCGCCGACGCAGATGATCGAGCACGACCTGAACGGGCTGCTGGCCGACCAGACGCTGACGCTGTTCAAGAGCGCCTACCGCCGCCAGATGGAGTTCGCCATCGACCACCTGGCCAGCCTCGTTGCACCGCTGCTGTCGCTGCCGCCGTGGATCGGCTGGCCGCTGGAGGAGCGCTCGCGCAAGGCGAACACGACCGCCCAGGATCGCTACGCCGCCGAGCAGGAGCACAACAACGCGCTGGCCATGCCCACCCCTGGCACGCTGACGGTGGCGAGTACGGTCACGACGAACTGGCGGACGAACACGATGACGTCGGGCCACGCGCCGCCAGCCGATGCCGAAGACCCCCCAGCCGAGCAATAGCCAGGTCTACCAGCAGAGCCTGATCGACGCTCGCGCCGCCTGGGCGCAGAAGTCGGGCTTGACCCAGGCGCAGGTCAAGGGCGCCTACCAGCAGGCCGCCACGTCACTCGGCAGCCGCGTCGCCGCCGCCCCGCCGACCGCACCCTCGACCGCCTGGAATCTGGGCCAGTTTCAGACGGTGATTCAGGACTACGCCGACACGCTCGACCAGCGCGTGCTGGACGCGATGCACGCGGGCATCTACGCCAGCTACCACGACAGCGCTGACAGTGTGCTCAAGGCCAAGGTGTCCGACGCCTACGGGTCGGTCTTCGGCCCCGAGGCCATCGACGCCCATGTACGCGGCGTCAATCAGCGCGCCGCAGCCGCCTACATCACGCGCACGGGCAAGGACGGCATCAAGCTCAGCGACCGCGTCTGGAAGGCCAATCAGCAGTGGCGTGCCGCGACGCAATCGGTGGTCCAGAACGCAGTGATCGCGGGCCAACCGCCCGTGCAGGTCGCCAGACAGATCGAGCAGTACCTCCAGCCTGGCGTGAACGTGCCCTACAAGGCCGAAACGGCCAAGCGATTGCACGTGCCCAAGGACACCAGCATGCCCGCCATGCGCGTCGCCAGGACCGAGATGCAGAACGCCTTCCACGAGGGCACCATCTCGTCCCACGGCAGCATGCCGAGCTACCTGGGCATCCGCTGGGTCATCAGCCACGGCGCGGGCCACGTGCCCGATATCTGCGACGAGTACGCCGCCACGGGCTTCTTCCCCAAGGGCAGCGAGCCGCTCAAGCCCCACCCGCACTGCTTCTGTACGGCCGTCCCCGTCCACCGCGACAGCGCGGACGTGCTGAACGATCTGGACGAGTGGCTGGCTAACCCGTCGAGCCACCCTGATCTGGAAGCCTACTACAAGGAGCTTCAGCCGCTGCTCGACGTCGAGATCGCGTCGGTGGCAGGCGCCGCAGGCGGCCCGCTCCAGGGCGGCTACGCCAAGGGCGACAAGGTGTGGATCGACGTCAAGGGCCAGCAGGTGATCGCCACGATCAAGGGCGAGACGGTCAGCAAGGGCGTGCTGGTGATGAACATCGACCCGGGCCAGGGCATGGCGCCGATCAAGGTGTGGCGCGCCCCGAGCAAGGTCAAGCCGTACACGGGGCCGCCGACGCCAGCCATTCCGCTCCAGACAGGGCCGCCACCACCGCCGCTGGTCACGGGCATACAGGTGGGCGACACGGTGCACGCCACCGCAGGCGCGCACACGGGCAAGGTCGGCACGGTGCTCAGCGTCAACCAGATGGGCGGCACTTACCACGTGCAGTGGACCGATGGCACGGCCAACAACGTCGTGCACCAGAACGTGCAGAAGGCACCCCCGCCCGCCGCGCTGCTGCCTGGCGACATGGTCAAGATCAACATGCCCGAGGTGCCGCAGGTCCACGGCCAGGTCGGCTCGATCAGCAAGATCAACGCCGACGGGTCGTACACGGTGGCCGTCACCAGCCTGGGCGCCGCCTTCGACCTGCCGCACCTGGCGAGCTTCAAGCTGGAACTCATCCCGCCTGGCGCACCGCTGCCGAGCGTCACCCCGCCGCCGATCCTGGGCTACCTCGACGCGCCTGGCAGCAGCCACCACGGCAAGAAGGTCATCGGCCAGCCAGACCCGAGCACGGTCATGTTCGAGGACGGCAGCTACGGCCACGGCTTCACCGCCAACAACGTCGTGCCCAACGATCCGCTTGCCGCGCCGCCGCCACCCCCGCCCGCGCCGATCCCCACGCCGCAGCCAGCCCCGTTCGGCCTGGGCGACCACATCCAGATAGACGACCCGACGCTGGCGGTGCACGGCCAGCAGGGCGTCATCGAGC